GTTCGTTGGTCACGACGTTTCCACGTTGCGCTACCGCATCACGTCAGTCGGGCGCGAGCGGCTGCAAGCACTGGAAGCCCCATGGTAAGGCGCGATCTGGATTGCCTGCATCCGATCGTCGCGACGAAGATCTCGCGTCTGATCGACGAGGCATGGCGTCAGTACAAGATCGAGATGCTGATCTTGGCCACCAACCGGGACGACGAGGGGCAGGCTGAGGCATATTCCATCGGCCGCACTCAGATTGGCGCTTCGGCTATGGCGACTCGTCCCATGGGGCAGGTTGCGACCGACAACGCCCCCGGATGGTCGTTCCACCAGTTCGGCCTGGAAGCGGACTTGTGGCCGATCTACCGCGGGCAGGTGATCCCGGGGCTGGTACAGCCGTACCTCAGGCTGGTTTGGACGCCCCTGAACAAGCTCGCGCGGCATCCGGCCATCAACCTACGGTCGGGCTACTACGAGCGCCTCAGCACCGGGAATCGCAGGCTGGGGCACTTCCGCTGGAGCGCCGGGCACAAGGTCGAGTATTTCCGCAACGGCTTCCGAGTCCCCGACGTGAGGATCTGATGGGCAAAGCAGAACGTGAGAAGGGTGCAGCGTTTGAGCGTGCGGTCGCGCGGGACCTGAGCGGGCGCACCGGGAAGAAGGTAGGGCGCAATCTGGGGCAGGCGCGGGAAGGCGGCGACGACATCACGCTGCCGGGGCTGCGCATCGAATGCAAGGCCAGGAAGCGGTCGCAGGTGGTCGACTTCATAGCCCAGGCCAAGGCCGCCTGCAAAGCCGGGGAAGTCCCGCTGGTGGTACTCAAGGCCGACAATCGCCCGTGGATGGTTGTGGCGCTCTACGAGGACGTCATCGACCGGATCCTGTCGGCCGGCACAGACCACACACCCGAGTAGCTGCACAAAAAAAGACCCCGCGCGGACTGCGGGGTCGAAGGATTGCGGCTGGGAGGGGGGCCGCAAGTGCAGCTAGGATAGCAGAAATCTCGGCGGCTCGGCGGCAATGGCGATCTGCACGTCGGCGGCTCCGATGCGCGATGCCAGACGACGGGCGTCGTGTTCTGCCAGGTGCTGCGAGGGCGCAGACGCCTGGAAGGTCACTACGATGGCCTGGCGATCGATGGTGCAGCGCATGGTGATTTGGTAGTTCACCGAGTGCGCTCCAGTTCGCAGGCCATGCGATCGACCGTGCGGCCGCACTCGAGCGTCACGCGATGCCAGATGCCGTGCTCGTGCACCGCGGACACGGTCCCGCGTACGTCCTCCGCCTTGAGCCGCACGCTCTGCCCGACGGGCAGGGGAGTAACCGACCGCCAAGCCGCTGCGGCCGTCGGGTAGAACTCGCGCGCCAGGCCGTAGCACGCGCGCCCGTCGAGATTGGTGAACTCGATCAGCTCTCCCGTGCCGGCTGCTGCCGGGATGACGCGCGTCGCCGTGATCGGGCGAACGTGTACGTGTCCGGCGCGTGTGATGACCTCGAACATCTTCATGTTTGTTCTCCGGTGCTCAAGGTGGCGCATGCTCGGCACAAGTCGTTGAAGCGCAGGTCCAGCGTGATCAGCTTGTGCGGGTCGCCGGCGAACTCGGCAGCGAACGCGTGCGCGTCTGAGGCGTAGGCCAGCAGCTCGCGAATCGCGGTGGGGCGGTCCTGGCGGTGGAGCGCGATCCGCGCGCGGCTGAGTCGTGTCTCTAGGATGTCCATCGTGGTCATGCGTGTCTCCCGACGTTGGTTTCAAGCAGCTCGCGAGACTCATATTCAGCCAGGCATATGTAGCCGTTGGCATCTTCGCGCAGGACGACAGCGTCGATGCCCGCGAGCTCAGGGAAGAGCGCGACGTCTTCGGGCGTCAGGCAGAACAAGGCGTCGCCGTAGTGGTCGGCAGCGTCTGCCATAAGGGCATGGAAATAAGGTGCGTACAGCATCTCTCCCTCGAATTTACCGCGGCTCGTGATAATGCCGCTATTAGAGATTTCATATTCGCTGAGGATCGCTTCTCGCGCGTTTGGTTGGGCGGTCACTGGTTTCTCCCGTGGAAAGTACAGTCTTATGGACGATGCCGGCAATTAAATTACTCGGCCGGGTAGTTCTCGATCGGCAGTGACTGGCGCATGCGCTCGATCGTGAGGCGCTGTGCCTCGGCCATCTCCCGCCCGCGCTGGGTCACCTGCTTCAACAGCAACAGCGCTTCTTCGAGCTTCTGGTGTGCAGTCGTGGGTAGCATGTCTCGCGCCTTTAGCAGTTGAACGAGGCCCCAGCATGCGCGCTGTACGGTGGGAGCTGCAAGGAAATACTGCACACGCCGCCGCCAACACTCCAGGGGAGGCGTCAGGAAGCTCGGCGGACCGTCCGCTGCAACCTCACCCGCAACGCAATTGCACGCAGCGCAATCAACGGGAGCTTGGTATTGGGTGCGCTATAAGCGTGAAAGGGCCGGAAAAACCAGCGGTACGCGGGATTTTGCGGTCGGTTCACGCGTCACCGACAGCTGGCCCCTCTTTGAGATCCCCGGTTGGGGTTATTTTGGTTGGGGTGTGGGGGGTTTTGAGGAGGGGGTCTCAAAGAGCACTTTGGAGCTTGGTACTTCGTTTGAGACAGTACGTGTTATAGCCTTGGATCATCTCGATGTCAAGTGGTTTTTTTACTTTCGTGTTGAGGAGGCTTCTTTCGACCGTGCAGCGTCCCAAAGAGCACTGATTTTCCTCTTACTTTCGTGATGAGGGAGCTTCGGTACACCGTGCAGCGTCTTAGTGAGCAGGCCTCTTGATGACACAACCATCTCCAGCTGTTCGACCATCCCGGGGAGCACACGCACCTCCTACTCGCCCGGGCAACAACGTACAGTCCTACCGTGTACCGTCGTCAGTAGCACCGTCTACTCCCCTCCCGGGCAACAACGTACGCTCCGGTGCGTGTACCGTCGTCTGAGCGCGTGCACTCTCTACGCAGACGCACGCTTCAGCTGTGTACCGTCTCAAGCCACACGCACCTTCTCCCCTCCGAGCAACATTACCCCGGCCGAGCCTTCAGAAGCGTCTGAATTACAGACAGAAACGCAAGCGCCGCCCCACGGCGCGGTACAACAAACGACACCCAGGCTCTGCGAGCTAACCCCCGGTGTACTGGACCAAGGGGAGGGCGCGTGCGCCCGTAGGGTAGGGGACATATGCCCCTTCACGGTAGCTTTACTTCACGGTAGCTTTACTTCACGGTAGCTTTACTTCGCGGTAGCTCTTCACCTCTCGATAGCTTTACCTCGGTAGCTTCGCCAGTCCACGGTAGTTGTGCCTCTTCACCTTTCGTTAGCTCTTACCTTTCAGTAGCTTGCCACCCAACGTTGACTCTTCACCTTTCGTTAGCTTGCCACCCAACGGTAGCTTGCCACTCACTCACCAATACCCCCCGGGGGTACTTGTCCACGTCAGTTTGCCTCAGACGTTTGAGTAGCTCGATTTTTTTCCTTTCTCCCCCCCGGGGGTTCCATCTGGACCCCCGTCTGCACCGTCATCCGCCTTCATCCCCTTCCTCGCTTTCCTCCCATTCCCCGCTTTCCTCCCCTTCCTCCCCGGGGATCGCCCCCAGCGAGACCCGGCTAACCGAGACGGGGCATCGCCCCGGATCCCCTTGCATGGCAAACGTATAGCCTCCAATTCTTCCCGCAGCAGCGGTAACCAAGCGAGCCCTGCGAGCGACTTGCCGATGCGGAGGCTGTTTAGAGCTCCAAGGGAGCTCGTCCTACTCACTCCTCACTCCTCTCTACTCACTGCTCGCCTTCGGCGATTCCTCTGGGCATTCGAGAACCCTGACGCGTCTCGCGAACCAAGTTCGCTCTTCGCTGCGCTTTGAAAGGCACGTCCCGCTACGCGGTCCGAAAATTAGAGGTAAGTAGTACGCGCGCTGGTGAAACGGCGCAGGGGGGGATTACTTAAGGGGGGGTTTCGTCCCTGTTTCTTATATTAAGGGACGAGAGGTTGGGACGAGACTAGGTGCACCATCTTTGGGTCTCCTGCTACGCCACGTCCTGTTACGCGCAGTTCACCGGCTTCGATCCGTGCGTTCAAGGACTTGCGTGCGTCGGTGAGGCGTCCGCCGATGAGTTCGACGGCACGGGCGAATGTACATGGCAGGTGTGCTGAGAGGTCCTGTCCGGGAGCGGGACGAGACGTCTCTGAGGGGATGGCGGAGAAGGTAAAGCCTTGACGGGTAATGTGAATCGGCTGCGGGCGTTCGGCCATCAGGGCGCCACGGGTGGAGGTGAGCGTGTAGGCTTTGGTGCCTGTTCTGGCGGACAGTGCCTTGCTGGCGGGCATGAGGGTCCAGGCGAACCGCAGGTTGTCGACGATGGCTGCCGAGCCGCTGGCGGAGTATTGCCCGGATGCCACCACGCCAGTGGCCACGGCCTTGGGCATGTGGTGCGAGAGCATGACGGCGCAGCGCAGGGACTTGGCGATCTTGGTGACTTCGGAGGTGACGACGCTGGCTACGACTGAGTCGTTCAAGTCGCCGCCGGCAAACAGGCGCAGGGTGTCGAGCACGATGAGCCTCAGGTCGGGGATCTCGCGCAGACGTTCGATGAGACCCGAGCCGTATGCGGTGGGTACCATCATGCGCCCGTCGTGGGTGGCGAACGTCGGACGCTGCTGGAGCGTGACGTGGCTGAAGAGGCGGTTCCCGATGCGGCAGCGCTCCAATAGGTCCGGGTTGGACTCCACCCGCGTGCGGACCACTTCTTGCCAGACGGCGAGCAGGTCGCCCAGGTCGTCCTCGAGCGAGATAAGGACGGTGGATCCGGGGCGCTCGACTGCGCGCCCCAAAAACGGTAGGCCGGTGGCGATGGACACGCACAGATCGATGAGCAGAGTGGTTTTGCCAGTGGCGCCCGGGGCGCAGATGGTTCCGGCAGCGGTGCTCTGCAGCCAGCCGTTGATGAGCCAGTCGGTGGCGGGCGGCGGGCCTGAGAGCACGCACGCAGGGACGGTCCAGCGGGAGATGACGTCGAGAGCTTCCATCTTGAATTGCCTGCTTCTATGCGGTATAAGCGGGATAGTGTAGCGATTCGGAGCAGTCCATGCGCCCAACAATGGGATGCCCGTGCAAAGGCAAGCGCCCGCCCACGCCGCGTCCGCCCCCGCGATATGCCTAAGTACGCCGACCGCAAAGCGTCCCACGTCATTCTCGAGGAAGTGGGCTTCGAGGTCCTCGACGCCATGGTGGCGAAACGGGTGCTAGAGCTGCGCTCCGACCCGGAGTCCGCCACTCACCACGTCGCAGGCCAGACGTTCCAGTCGACCGCGGAAGCCGAGGTCGCCGAGTCGTTAGCGGTGTTCCCGATGACGTTCCGGCTGTGGATGAAGCGCCAGCGGACGATCTACTTCCTGTCGGCCACCGATCCCGATGACGTGCTGGACATGATCGCCGGCGGCGAGTCGATTGAGTCGATTGCCCAGCAGTTCAACATCGCCCCGATCGTGCTCTTCACGTGGCTCAAGACGAACTCGGCGCCCAACGCGCTCGCGGCGGCCAAGGAAGCGATGGCCGACTCGCGCTTCGCCGAGATCCGCGAGGCCGTCAAGCGCTCCAACGGCGACGAAGACATCAAGCGCGCGGCGCTGCTGTTCAACGTCGATAAGCACGTGGCGGCTGCGCACACCTCGCGGTACACCGAGAACAAGACGCTCAAGGTGACGCCTGGCGCCGGAGTGCGCATGGACATCTCGTTCGCCCGCACGGTCGAGGACGAGCCGCAGCAGGATGGCTGAAGAAGCGAAACCGATCACCTACCGGCCCCCGGATCAGGTGATCGAGCGGTTCCACGCCAGCAAGGCGCTGGTACGAGGCTTGGTCGGCTGCCGAGGGTCAGGCAAGAGCGGGGCCTGCATCATGGAGTCGCTGCAAGGGGCCGCCCAGCAGAAGCCCAATCACGAGGGCAAGCGCCGCACCCGGTTCCTGGTTCTGCGCGACACGTACCGCCAGCTCGAGACCACGACCATCCCGTCGTTCATGAAGTGGATGGGACACGGCACCCGGCTCACCGGTCAGTACCCGATCCACGGCCGCACGCGCATCCCGCTGCCCGACGATACGAGCATCGAGATGGAGACCATCTTCCTCGCGATGGATGGCGACAACATCATCGACAACCTGCAGTCGTTCGAGACGACGTTTGCTTGGGTGAACGAGGCGCGCGCGATCGAGAACAGCTCGGTAGTGAACATGATCATCTCGTCGTGCGGACGCTACCCGTCGAAGGACGAGGAAGGCTGCACGTCCAGCTACGTAGTGATGGATACGAACCCGTGCGACGAATACCACTGGTGGTACAAGTCGCACATGGATTCGACGCCGAGCAATTGGGAGTTCTTCGCTCAGGAGTCGCCGCTCATCTACCTGCCGCAGAACGAGCCGGTGTACAAGGACGACCCGCAGCTGTACGCCCCGAACCCGAAGGCGACCTACGCCCGCATCCAGAACAAGGGCTACCGCTACTGGCTGGACCAAATCCCCAACGCGAGCGACGCGTTCATCCGCACGATGATCATGGGGAAGTACGGCACGGTGGTCGCTGGCCGCCCGGTCTACGGACAATGGTGGTCGGAGGACTGCGTCTCGAACCAGGCGCTCGATTGGAACTCGACCATGCCGATCCTGATCGGGATCGACACGTCGGGCCTGCACCCGGCTGCAGTCGTCGGGCAGGTCAGCGGTGGGTCGCTGAAGATCCTGCGTGAGCTGCGCGCCGAAAACTGCCCATTCGACGAGTTTTGCGAGGCGATGCTGACGCCGATGCTGGCGGCGGAGTTCCGGACCAACCCCATCATCTGCTCGCTGGATCCGTCCAACCCGCGCTCTGGCGTCGGCGGGCGCACCGCTCGGGCAGTGCTGCAGGGCTACGGCGTGGATTCGGTCCTGGCGCCGAGCAACCGCTTCGACTCACGCATGGGCGCAGTCGTGAAGTTCCTCCAGCGGCGCGGCGCGCTGAAGATAGACCCGAGCTGCAAGTTGACCATCACCGGCTTCCGGGGCAAATACCACTACAAGAAGATCGAAGGAAGTGGCGCAATAGATGCCTACAAGCCCGTGCCGGAAAAGAACTCCCACGCGGACGTGCATGACGCTTTACAATACCTCTGCTTGTATCTGTCGGCCGGCATGGCTCAGCAGAAGGTGATCGTGGAGCGCAAAAGGGTATTGATGGTATGAAGATCGTCGTCTTCCGCGACGCCGCGCGTCGCTACCGCATCCGGATCCTGTTCAGCAACGGGCGTATCGTCGCTACCAGCGAAGCCTATAGTTCGCTCGCCAAGGCCCTGCAGTCGGCGCGATCTCTGCAGAAGCACATGGTCCAGGCAAACATCAAGGTCGAGACGTCGTGATCCCGTCGCAGGAAGCGTCGGTAGTTGCCGCCGATCGCGACGCGATCGTCGACGGCGGTAAGGGGAACGCAGCGCGATTCGATCCCCTGGCCGACCTGGTGGTCCGCCGCTGGCACGACGCTCAACTGCACCGCCAGCAAAAAGAGCTGGGCGACTGCACGGTCGAGGAAGTGCTGGGCCGCTGCTATCGGCAGCGCGAGAGCAAATACGACGACTGCGACCGGGAGCTGCTGGACGGCATCGACATCTACATCCCGCTGACGGACATGAAGTGCGTGTCCGCCGAGGCGTGGCTGCGCGACATGCTCTCGACCGTGCTCGACATGCCGTTCACGATCGAGCCCACGCCGATCCCCAGCTTGCCTGAGCGGATGCGCGCCAAAGTGCTGCGCGACTTGAAGGTGGAGATCGCTGCTGCTGCTGCTGGGGGCGACGCGCTCGCCGCCGCGCAGGCGCTGGCGCAGATGCCGAAGAATCTGGCCGAGGTCACCTTCGGCGGCATGATCGCCGAGTACCCGGGCGACCTCTACGACAAGGTGGCCGGGATGAAGCAAGCGGCCATGGCCCTGGCTTTCCAGGAAGCATCCAAGGCCAGCGAGAAGATGGGCATCCTGATGAGGGACCAACTCATCGAGATGAACTTCGCCGTTACGCTGAACACGATCTTCAGCGACATGGTGACCTACCCGGCTGCCATTCTGAAGGGGCCGATTGTCGTCCAGCGACCGCAAGCCCATTGGAGCGGGAACACGCGCACGGTGGCGATGAGGGATGTCGTCCACGCCTACCGTGTCTCGCCGTTTGACATCTTCCCCAGCGCGGACTCTCCCGACACTCAGCGCGGCACCTTCATCATCGAGCGCGGGCGGATGACGCGGCGCACGTTGAAATGGGCGCGCAACCAGAAGTTCTGGATCCGGGAGCACCTGGACCGGGTGCTCACCGAGTATCGCAACTACAATCGTAACTGGTTGATGTTCAACGCCAATTCGCGCAACCTGGAGTTGCCGACCGATTCGCATATCGCGTGGGGCGACGACGAGACGATCGAGATGCTGGAGCACCATGGCATCCTGTCCGGCGCCGAGCTGCGGGCGTATGGGTTCTCCGCCTCCGACGATGAATACTACGAGGCGAAGGTCATCGTGTGCGGCGGGCGCACGCTCTACGTGAAGGTGAACGGCGCCGAGCACGTCACGCCACGGCCTTACCACAACACAAGCTACCACAAGCTGGGCGATCAGTTCTGGAACCGATCGCCGACCATGAAGTTACGCGACGTGCAGCGCACTCTCAACTCTACGGTGCGCGCCAAGATACGCAACATGAGCTTTTCGAGCGGCCCCATCGGCGAGATCGACGTGCAGCGCACGCAGCGCTACGTGAAAGAGCTGAAGGAGCTGCTGGCCGTCGATGCATACTCGATGCTCTTGACGGACCCGGATCCGATGTCGAACGGCCGCCCGGCGCGCCAGTTCCAGATGATCCCGAACATCATCGCCCCGCTCCTGCAGACGATGCAGTTCTACTGGAAGCTCGCCGACGACGTGTCGAACATTCCCGCCTATGCACAAGGCGACACTGGTCTAGGCGGCGCGGGGCGAACCTATCGCGGCTTCAGCGCCGTTTTCTCGCAGGCGCTCAAGGTGTTCAAGATGCCGGTGCAGAACCTGGACACCGACGTCTTCGAGCCCTTCGCCCGGGCGCTCTACGACTACAACATGGCTACGGCCAAGGACCCGTCCGTGCTGGGCGACTCGCAGATCCGCGCGCGCGGCTCGCGCGGGCTGGTAGACATGGAGCAGCAGCAGCAAAAGGCGCTCGAGGCGATGCAGGTTGTTACGCAGATGTCGCCGGCGGTCGCGCAGATCGATCCCGAGGGCGCGGCCAAGGTCCTGCGCTACACATGGGCCAAGGCCATGCAAGCATTGGGCGTGCCGATGGAGGCGTTCGGCGTCAACCCGGACGTCGAGGCTGCCATCAGCTACGGCCAAGCGACGGAGCCAGAAGACTACAACCCATCCACCATCCCGCCGGTGAACGCGCAAACGCCGCCGCCGACGTAAACATTGCGCGCTGATTGCGCTAGGTTCACAATCGCGCGCAGGAGACTGGTATGCAACCCAAATGCTGCGGCGAGCTGATTCCCGGCAAGGGCTATCGCGCCCCTCGTTCGTATCCCGTTTGCGCGGGCTGGCAGCCCAAAGGCAAGCCTGCGCGCAACACCAAGCAACAGCCCTGCTCTGGACAGTAAGGAACCGCCATGCCCCTCGGATACTCCAG